ATCCCACCAAGTGTTATTGGGATCTTGGATCTGAAACACAATGCAAAACTGATGGGATGCACTCAGGCTTTAGAACAACGATGTCTCGTAAAAAATTTAGCTCTTTGTATGGTTCAGATATAGAAAAAAGAATTGGTACGATGACAACTGATATCACAGATACTGATGCAATTGCGATGTCATTCTCTGATGAACTTTGTATCACTGTTATTGATCACTTTGAACGAAAGTCAAAGATGGTAAAAGTCTATCAGTTATCGAATGGAAAAACGGTAAGAGGGAAAGAATTCAATCAACTTGAAAAAATAGATATAGAGGGCATGGAGTTTGTTCTATATGAAGGTGAACCCGTTACTGTCTTAAAGGAAAAGTCGGAACCTGAGTACTCTATTAAGCATACGAAATGGGGTGGAGACTTTGAGCTTGATAGCACTGACTTCCCCAGTGAACAATTACCCATTGTTTTCGTAGATCAAAATAGTTACTTTGACAAAAACGGTAAACAGATTACACGTCCATTCTTTAAAGACGCGCGAGACAGTCAGCGATACATAAACTATCTCAGAACTCAGATGGCGTATCTCATTAAGGTATCGAGATACGATCAGTTTTTGGTTAGTAAGCAAAATGTTAGATCGAATGATACGCAGCAGATATGGCGTGATCCTGCGACGATACAGGGTGGATTGCTTTACGATGAATCGCCAAACGGAAATGTGCCAATTCAATTAAAGCCGCCGGAACTTTCACAATCATTGTTATTGCAATACCAAGAAGCAGCCAATGATATTCAAGTTGTGACTGGAATGTTCAATACACAAATGGGTCAACAAGGAAATGAGAACTCAGGTAAAGCGATTGACGCTCGGACAAAGAGAGGAAGTTTCAATACTTATGTTTGTTTTGATAGCTTGAATCGAGCCATTGCGGTTGGCGGCGAAATATATAATGAAATGATCCCAACTGTATACGATACAGAACGCGTCATGAGCCTTGAAATGAAAGACCGAGGTCGAACTAACATAACTATCAATCAACAGATGGATGAGTACGGAACGCAAACTAAAAATGACATGAAGAAAGGTAAGTTTAAGATTAGGTTAGTTCCAGGTCCAAGTTTTGAGGGTCAGAAAGAGCAAGGGCTCGATTCAATGGATCGCATGATACAAAAAGACCCTGAGTCATTTAGGTTAGTCGCTGATCTTTATGCTGAAAACTTACCGATGCCTAACAGTATTGAGATTCGTAATCGTTATCGCACCATGGTTCCGCCTGAAATCATTGAAGCAGGTAAGACGGGTCAGCCATTGCCACCTAAGGAAGAAAAGCCAGATCCAATGATCATGATCAAGATGCAAGAATTACAACTGAAGCAACAAAAGTTGCAACTTGAAATGCAAACAACACAGATTAAAGCGCAAGAAGAAGCTCAAAAGATTCAGCTCGAAGAGCAAAAGTTAATGATTCAGTCGCATCTTGAAGGTGCAAATTTCAATAAAGAAATTCAGCAATTAGAAAATAAGAAAGAAGAATCCCTTGCAAAACTAAGAGAGCAAGAAATGCGTTTTGAAGCTGAGATGAAGAGAATTGAGGCTGATCTTCACATGAATCATTTACAAAACACAGTAAAAATATTAACGCATCAACCAAACCACTTTAAGGCTGATAATCACAAGGAAGGTAAATCATGACAGTTGAGTTAACAATAGACGATAAAATCCATGGATATAAAGCAACAGTTCAACCAAAAGAAGAGAAAGAAATTGAGCCAAAGGAGGATGACGGAATATCGTCTGAAGAAAAAGAAGAAGGAAAACATAAAGACGATGGACAAAAAGACGAGGGAACAGAAAAAGAAGAGAAAGAACCCAATGCAGATGACGAGCCTATCGAACCTGTAAAAGATAAAACGAATAGTACTGAACTTGATGAGTACGGAAATGAAATACAAAAAGGTCGAATGTACACCGAAGAAGAGGTGCAGCAGAAGATACGAGATAGGTTAGCTCGCGGTCATCATGCGCAACAGCAACAAGCCCCACAACAACAGAGTCAACAAAGACAGCAAGCATCTGAAGGGTTTGAAGCTGATCCCGACAGTAACGAATCATGGGAAATGCAGTTAGAAGCATTTATTGATAGACGTCTAGAGACTCGCGAAAAGAATGCAAAACGTGAGCAATGGGAAAGACAAGAAGAGTCAAAGCAGTTTGAATTTGAAACAAAATTTACTACTGGAATGGAAAAGTATTCTGACTTTAAATCAGTCGTTGGAAAGTTACCTATCACAGATTCAATAATGATGGCAACACGCGAGATGAAAGATCCAGCAGCATTTCTCTATGCAGCAGCTAAAACGCATCCTGCTGAAATTGAGCGTATTGCGTCTTTACATAACCCAATACATCAAGCTACTGAAATAGGAAGACTTGAGGAAAAGATGAAGAAGGCGAAGAATATATCAAATTCAGCTAGACCTTTGTCAAATACTAAAAGTGACTACTCATCAGAGAAAGTTGCTCCAAAACGTAGCATCGATGACTTGATCGTTAAACACGCAAAGAGTAAAGTAAGAGGATGATAGAAATTACTGTGCAGAACATAGACGATAAGAATATCTTAGCGTTTAAGTATAAGAACGAGATTTTTTTCGGTGAGATGGCAGGCAATGATAAAGGTTTAATTACACTGTTGCCTGAAAAAGAGATAAAAAACTTTATGAATCTTTGCATGAAGGCGTTAAGAGAGATTAAAGAACTTAAAACGCTAGAAGAAGCCGCCGATAAACCGATTAAGTTTATTGGAGTTTAATTACAATTAACATATTAAATTTCATGTTATTGTTATTTATAGTAAAAATATTTAAAATTTTAATCTATTAATTAACATTTGTTACAAGGAAGATTTAACATGCCAATACCAGCAGATAATGGAAAACCAAAGGAAGAGCGTGATGCTCAAAACAAACGAATTATAGATGTTGCCAATACTGGCGCATGTGTTCGTAAAGAATTACGCTTTATGCCTCCCGAAACTAAAGAAAAGTGTATTTTTGGAGACATATAAAAATAAATGATAAAAACTTTAAAGTGTTTGTTTAAAGGTCATACCTATGACATCAAAAAATATAGATACGATTTAGAAAAGCACTATACTTTTAATCGAGAACTAATTTTTAAATCTCGGGAAGAGATAGAAAATTTTTTTAATGATCACCCGTTACCATTTTGTCTTAGATGTAAAAGAGTAATAAATAAAGGAATTAAATAATGACTAAAGTAAAAGAAAATGAAATGCCAACTCCTCATGCTTATGAAGAATCTGAAATACCTTATCATAATCCACCTGCTCAGAACGAATGGGAAAAGTCGAGATGGAATAGTAATGGTTATGATCAGTCAGGCATGGAGAAGTAATGAAATTTAAAATAGAAGCTAAAAAAGAAAACGGAGAAGAATATTTTAATATTGTTCTTTCTAAATCCTTAGTTTCATCAACTAAAAATCCAAGTACAAATATTTCATGGGATGAAAGAGCTAGAAAAGAAGATATAGCTAGATTGCTGGAATCGTCTTTAAATAACTTACTGTTACACGTGGGGCATACATACTCAGAAGATTAGATCAATTTAGCCATATGAAGTGTTATGCCGCCAAATAGTGTAAGAATGGATAAAATAGTTGTAACCATCATTCCTAACATCCAATGAAACTGAGTATCCATTTTATTTTCCATTTTATCGAAACGCTTATCTATATTAGCCGCGATATTTTCTAAAATTCTTATTCTTACTTCGTGATCTGTATATTGTTCAATTGAATTTTCCATAGACACCTCTATTTATATATACCAATTATAATACAAATTACTCCTTTTATCACTATTGCTAAAATATTAAAATAGTTCATAATTAACTCTATTAGTGCGTATAGATAGGAAGAGTCCGCTACCTTCGCAAAGCGTGTACATAGTTGCCCCGCTTCGACAATGCAATAAAGACCGTCCCTAGATAGGGATATTATTTAATCATTGTAGGAGCAGGATGCTCATGCCAGCTAATATTTTTGAAACAACGCAATACGTTCTTGATGAAACTTTTGTTCGATTTGTGAACTATCTTAATTTTGCTAAGGTAGCAAATCGTAACCTCGAAGAAGATTTTAAATCCCTTAAATACGCGACAGGCCAAACGATTAACTATCGTTTAGAAGAGCGCTATTTGGGTGGTGAAGGTGCTACAGCTACTTCTGAAGCACGCGTTCAAGTTATCCGTCCGTTATCAATCACCAAACAATTTCATACCATGGTTGAGTTCACAGGTTATGAATTGACGTTTGATCGCGCTCGTGATGAACCGTACTTAGATATGATGTTAAATCCTCGCGCTAAAACTCTCGCTAACAAAGTTGAGAAGTTTATCGCATCGGATACTTTCCAATTACAAACCTATCAAGCAACAGGAACACCAGGCGTACCAATCGATTTTGATACGGTGTTGTTAACCGATGCTTATATGACTGAATTGGGTATTCCAGAAGACGGTAATCGTTATTTTGCAAATCCACCTCGTGTGTCATCTGCTCTTTCATCTCAGTTATTCAGTGTATTTAATATGACTGTTAACCGTGGTGCTTTGATGGATGGTTTCATCGGGCATTTGTCTGGTTTTGATTTCTTCAAAACTAACTTTCTACAACGTCAAATAGCTGGTGCAGGCGGTATCATTGTTACGCCTCCAACAGGTTTTCTTGATGGTGGACAAGTTACAAACGGACCAATCATCGGCGGAAACACAATTGCTGTAACAGGCGTACAAGCAGGTGTTCAAGTATTCAATATTGGCGATAGCATTGAAATTGCAGATGCAGCCGGTGTTTTCATGGTTAATCCATTGACTTATGAGCCATTGGTTCAACGTGCACAGTTTGTTGTTACTGCTAATGTTATTGCAAGCGGCGGTGGAACAGCGGTCATACCTGTTAACCCAACGATTGTTATATCAGGTGCTCGTCAAAATATCAGTGCGGCTATTCCTAATGGCGCGCAAATTTGGCTAGCGCAAAGTCATAACGTTTCGATTGCTTATCATAACCAAGCAGTAGTGTTTGCAGCTCCTCCAATCAAAGAATTGAAAGGTGGTGTTGAAGCATTTACGACTTACAGCGACCTGTACAAAATGTCTATGACATACACCTTAGGTGCAGATATACGCAACTATATTCAATTAGATCGTTTGGATGTTATTTGTGGTGATGCTATCAATCCTGAGTTTGCAGTACGCGTCAGATCGTAATCATAGAAACAATTCCAGCTATTAAGGATTTCTTAATAGTTGGAATGTTTATTTTGAATAGGGAAAAACACTATGGTCATGGATCAAACGAAGAAACAAGTACATGGTCAAATAGAATATATGGGAAGGTGGGTTGATAAAGCTCATTTTAGGGTATTCGTGTATAACGAAACTGAACAAAAAATAACTGATTCTTACGAAGAATATGAAAAGATGATTTCGTCTGGACTTTGGTTTGATACTAAAGCAAGCGCGATTGCGTCTTTAAAACCTAAAACCGCCAAAATAAACTCAAAAAAAGAGAAGTTATTTAACCCAGAATTGGGAGAATAACATGGCTCAAACTGTAAGAGACTTTGTTAATGATTCTTATCAGTTGATTAGCTCTTCATCGCCTACCGTCCCGTTACACGGGAATGATCAATCTAAAGCCGTTCAATTTTTAAATGAATTATTATCTTCATTCTCAGGCACAGGACTGCTTATTACAGTTGCTAGAGAAGTTGATTTTGTGATGTCTATAGGGCAGCAGAACGTCACTTTTGCTGATCCTGCTATTTACCCATCAGCCGATGTTACTGCAGGAAGATTGGCAAATCTTCAAAATGCTTGGTTGTTATTGGAAGGGGAAACTTATCCACTCGTTGATGAATCCAGAAACGTATTTTTTGATAGCTACAAGTACGACCCACAAGAAGGGTTACCTCGTTTTTGCATCATTACAAACGAAGTTAATCTAACTCGCATGCGGGTTTACCCTAGTCCATCTCAGGTTTATCAACTGTCCGTATACGGGAAATTCGAGTTACTGAGTCTAAGTATTAATGGAGATATGTCTACAGTTTCTAATTATTACATACCATTTTTAAGGCTAGCATTAGCCAAAATGCTTTCAAGATATAAGGGAAGATCGCAGGCATGGACGCCGGACCTTCAGCAAGATTTGAAAGACGCAACAGAGGATATGCAGTCTGTTAGTAGTCAGAATCTTGCAATTCAGTCAGACCACGATAGCTACTTGAATGGCTCATGGAGGGTGAAAGCCGGCGTCTAAGGGAAATCTGTATGGTTAATGCCACCTATTAATAGTATACTAACTTCTTCTTACTTACAAGAGGTTAATATGCCAGTAACTAGACCATTACCAGATATAAAAAACGGTTTTAAAATATTAGAAGACTTAGGTTTTGAAGAAAACGGGATTAGATACGCTTTAGTAATATGTAAGGCATGTAATAAAGAGTTTAAGACAAGCGTGTATCACATAAATAAAATAAAAAGCTGTGGTTGTTTGCCAATACGAAAAGCTAAAGTTTTAGAAAGCGAGATAAATGGATTTAAGATAATAAAGGATTTAGGTTATGTAAATGGAAGTCGGAGAGCCATTTGCATATGTAAAGAATGTAAAAAAGAATATGAAGTTGATCCAAATAAGTTGAAAAACCGAAAACATTGCGGGTGTATGAGCAGCAGACATGGTCATAAAGTTTGTAAATACGCTAAAAGTCATAAAAGATTAATGGGTGCTTACCAACATATGATTGGCCGATGCTATAGAAAGAACAATAAGGATTATTACAATTACGGTAAAAGAGGAATTGTAGTATGTGATGAATGGAAAGGAAATCCCGAA